CAACTACCAGACGCATTGTGCAACCGTGAAGCATGGGCGACCTACCGCCAAGCCCTAAGAGACTTCCCAGCCACATGGACAGCAGGACCTGAAGCCGACTTTCCTGATACACCATGAAAACTCTCGCCGTAGTCGCCGCTCTCGCCATCGCACTTATGCTGGTCATCACCAGCTGCAGTGACCGCACTCGATACAACTGCCAAGAAAACCCAACCGCAGAAAGATGCAACACATGATCGCCTCAACCATCACCGTCACCACTAGCCCGACTTTGCTGGTAGCCGAAACCGCTAACGCGACCCGCACCATCTATTTTGAACCAACAGGAAACGATGTCCATATCGGCGGGTCAGCAGTCACTACCACCACAGGACTGGTCACTAAAAAAGACGTTATTACGATGATGATTTTGCCACCACAAAACTCGTTGTATGCGGTCACGGCCACAGGCACAGTCACCGTTCGACTTATGGTTCCTGAGGGCGATTTCTGATGCCTAGAAGGTTCACAAACGGCGAGATCAAAGCCCGCCTAATATTGATTGTTGGCGTTACCTTGGCGATCACTTTTGTGCTGAGTACAGCGGCTCTGCTATTTGGACTTTTGTTCGTTACGCAACCGCTTGAAGTAAGCCCCAATGACACTTCGGCATGGGATCTCCTCAAGCCAATGATGCTATTTCTCACAGGGAGTTTGACCGGAGTCCTCAGTGCAAATGGAATCAAGGACCGAGAAAAGGAAAAACATGACGAAGCGTAATTACACAGGATCAACCGACGCCCGAGGCAATGTACGTCGCATGGGCACACTCAAATTTATGGACTACTGCACCTTCCTGTTCGGTGTCAAAAACATTGGTATCTATGCTGACCGTGGGATGCGCTCAGACCCCTCTAAAAAGTCCACACACGCGACATGGAGGGCGATGGACCTCAAAGGCACGGTTGAACAACGAAAGGCTTTAAACGAGTTCCTAGTCGCTCACGCCGACCTCCTCGGTTTGGAGGAGCTGCACGCTTACGACGGTACGGGTGTCCCGCTCAAGTGTGGCAAATGGGGCGCCGGCTGGCGCTGTGACCGTGACGCTTGGAAGGTGTGGACCGACAAAGCGAACGGTGGAACACCTGGAGCCGACTGGACTCATATTGAGATTGATCCTGCGCACGCGGATAGCGTTGCCCTAGTAGATCAGGCATTTGCCCAGATATTTAAGCAATAACTTGACTCCCGACTGACAAGTCGGTAAACCTACTCCCGACCTCGGAAACCCGACTCAGGAGGAAAGATGCAATTATCACTGTTAGCGGAACTTGATGTTCCCGCCGAACTGCTCAAGTATGAAGCGTTCAAAGAAGCAAACCCTTGGGTGCTTCCCAAATTGACTCGAATGTGCTTTGAACTGAAAGACCGTGGCTTTTGGCATTACGGCATCGCAGCACTTGTTGAGGTATTGCGTTACGAGTACGCGCTCACTAACGACCCGTCATCAGAGTTCAAATTCAACAACAACTACAAGGCTTTTATGGCCCGTGAAATCATGCAAAACAACGTTCTGTTAGACGGCTTTTTTGAGACACGCAAGTCCGTCGCAGACCTATCGGAGGATTACTGAATGAACCTTAAACGACTAGCACTTTTAGCAATAACGACTTACGGCTTATGCGCACTATGGGCAATTACGGGCGTACAAGAAACAACCGCCGACCTCAGCATCGCACCCAAGCAAACGATCACACTTCAGGACTTGACGCCCCAGCAGCTGCAGGAACGCGCAGTCGAATTGACATCAACGACCAGCACCACAACAAGCACGACAAGCACCAGTAGCACGGTCCCGTTTACGCGCCTCGCTGAATTCCACCCGGACACAAAGTGTCAGGAATGGTTCCAGACTGCAATCACTGTCGGTTGGCCCAACAACACTGAGACCCTAGAGAAGTTGGGTCGCCTGCTGTGGAAGGAAACAAGGTGTCAGAATGTCAGTTACACGCACCCCAAGTTCAACGGCCACGATCACGGGATCGCACAAATTAACGAGATTCATCGTTCATATGTTGAGCAAATTTTCAATATGCCGATGGAAGAATCCATGTCCGATCCGACCCTAAACCTCAGGTTCGCCTATCTGCTGTACTCCGATATTGCTGAAGGTGGCGGATGCGGTTGGAAGCCTTGGAAATTGTGTTGAACATCTACCGACCCGACTGGCAAACAGACGCCGCCTGCCACGACCTACCACTCGACTTGTTTTTCCCTAGTTCCGGTATGCAGTCATTACGAAACATCAATGTTATTAAGCCTTTTTGTTTGGCTTGTCCAGTGCACGTTGAATGTTTGGCGTATGCACTATCGCATCCTGATGAGCGCGGTATTTGGGCTGGGACGACTGAGAACGACCGTCGCAAGATTAGGTCTAAGAATTACGCGAACACCCAGTTAGCCAAGAACGCAGTACCCCTCGTCTATAGTGACGGGAAATACCGACAAATTGAGGAGACCCGACCGTGATGGATCAACTAGCCGAAATGACCGCTGTGATCACTAAAGCCGAGATAGCGATGAAGGCTGCGACTTGGCAGATTGAACGCCTCAGGGAGGATATGACGATGCTTAGGAAAGCGTTGTTTGAGTTGGCTTATGTTGCTGAGGAGAACGGTATCTATCTGTCTAATCTGACTAAGTCAACGCAGGATGCAATCGTGGCCATGCGTCTCGGTGGGTTCAAGTGAACTGCCAAATCTGCGACGCCAAACAAACGACCGCTGATCTTCGGATGCGTGACTATTTGCGTGGCATCTGTTTGCTTTGTGCCGAGGAAGGCGGTTTTCATGGGATGACATTGGAGGAAACAACTCGGTGCGTTGCCATGCTTCGAATCGTCAGAGCCGAACAAAAAATGACGTCATTTGAACGCCAACTACGGAAGGACCAAGAGTCATGAGTTTTAACCCAGCCGACTACGCCGAAGTAGCAGAACGACTTCCACTGTTTTGGAAAGACTGCCCCCGTGGGCGCATCATCACCGAACTAATCGTTGACGACGGACAACGCATCGTTATACGCGCTGAACTGTACGCAGACATAGCAGATACAGTCCCGACCACCACAGGCTTCGCCGAAGAGATCCGTGGGTCATCAATGGTCAACAAAACCAGTGCCCTAGAAAACTGTGAGACCAGCGCCATTGGACGCGCCCTGGCTAACTACCAGTATCAAGGATCAAAGAAGCGTGCCTCACTTGAAGAGATGGTCAAGGTGTACCGCCAAGGCGAACAGGCGCAAGGTGACGCTCCAGCTGCGCAACCACGCACCCAAACTCTGGGCTCTAACAGCGAACCGCCGACCGCTAAACAACTCGCCATGCTTCGAGCCAAAAACTATGAAGGACAAGCACCATCAACAAAGCGTGAAGCATCCGAGATCATTGATCGGCTGATAAACGGTGGCTGAACCATCCGAAGCAGAGTTTCAAAAAGCCGTTATAACATTGGCGAAATTGCATGGTTGGCGCGTCATGCACACCCAGCCCGCACAAATCCGACCGGGCAAATGGATCACACCCAACACAGGCAACCAAGGCTTCCCCGACCTAGTCATGTCGCATCCGTACCGCGGAACCATCTTCGTTGAACTCAAAACCAACAAAGGGATCGTCAGCGAGAACCAGTGGGAATGGATCAACACCCTTGAAGACTCAGGCGAAGAAGTCCACGTCTGGCGGCCATGCCACTTAGAGAAGATTAGCGAACGACTAGCAAGGAAACCCGATGACAAACAATGATTGGCGCGAGCCCTTACACCCCCTTAAAATCGTATTGCGAGACTCCGACGCATATCGAATCCACCCCATATTCGCAGTCAGATTCCAAGACCGCGACATGGAATACTTGACCATTAACGGGATGTTCCTGACATGGAAAGACATCATGTACGCCCAATATTTCATTAACGGCGAATGGACGACTATCAAGTCAGTATCCCGATCAACGGACGTTTCAACATCTGACACCTAGCCCGCGTCTACTATCTGATCGTCGGGTCAGGAGTGAACACTGACCCGACACCCCCTAACTGAAACCAGCAGCTCATACAGAGATGAGCATCAGCCCTTGCAGGACACTGAACCCTGCTTTGGGAACACTCGGTAACGAGGGTAGACCTCCATGCACCGACTTAGAGGATCAGCGTTCAAACGTATATTGCGATGGGTTTTCCACCGAACACAAATAGACAGGCTTCCCAGACGAGACAAGCGTCAAAATAGTGGGGGACACAAACCACCACACCCTGTTACTTTAGGATGAGGACAACCGAGCGGTGCCCTTCCGCTTGGGCGTCAGTATCTATTGACCTTCGCCCTTGACCTAAGGAGAACCCCGACATGACACAACGTCACTACAACTCAAAGCAATACAAAGACAACCGCGCTCGAATACTCGCAGACAACCCCACCTGCTACATATGCGGCCGACACGCCACAACCGTAGACCACCTCCTAGAAATGGACCGAGGAGGCACACACGACCTAGAGAACCTCGCCCCCTGTTGCCTCAGTTGCAATAGTCGCAAAGGTCAGTCGTATGGAGAGTTGAAGAAAAAAGCAATCAAAAACGGCGACGACTTTTTTATTGCGCCGACAGATGACCCCGCCCTCTTTTTAGCGGTCTCTTTGGAGGAACTGGCGGGAACTGGCGAGAACCAGTCTGCATTACCGCAGGTCAACGCCTATTTGCCGAGACTGGAAACGACCGGGTATGGCGATTTGTCTTATGGGCCTCAGGTTGTTAAGTGGGCTAAGACGTTCATGGGTCTTGATCTTTTCGAGTGGCAGGCTCACGCGTTGTTTGGTCAACTTGCGCATGATGAGAACGGCGATCTTTTGTTCCGTGAGTCTTTGGTATCTACTGCTCGTCAGAACGGGAAGTCAATTGGGTTGCAGGCGTTGATTGGCTGGTGGTTGACGGAGATGCCGAAGTTGCGTAATAAGTCTCAAAACATTTTGAGTGTGGCTAACCGTTTGGATCGTGCTGAGAGTTTGTTTAATGCTTTGGCTCCGATGCTTGTTGAGTTGTTTGGTGCTAAGGCGATGCGGACGTTTGGTCGTAAGTCGGTGGAGATGCCTGACGGGTCTATGTGGGAGGTTCGTTCGTCCAGTCCGAATTTGCATGGCGGGTCGTATGACCTTGTTGCGGCGGACGAGGTTTTCAACATCTCCGATCGGTTTATGGATGCCATCCGTCCGACGATGATTGCGCGTAAGTGTCCGTTGTTCAGCTGCTGGAGTACGGCGGGTGATGAGTCAAGTACGGCCATGATTCAGATGCGCGAGATCGCTATTAATGAGATTGAAAAAGGTGAGCGTTCACGGCTCTATTTTGCTGAGTGGTCTATCGGTGATCGGGATTGGCGGAACCCAGAGAATTGGGTTTATGCGAATCCTTGTTTGGGTAAGACGATCACGATTGAGGCGTTGCAGGCGGTCAGTAAAAAGGATTCGTTCTTGCGTGCTCACTTGAATATGTGGGTGAGTAGTCGAGGCAGTTGGTTGGAGGAAGGCGTGTGGGCGTCGTGCAAAGTTGATGGTCTCATGCCGGAGGGCGGAGTGCTTGCCGTTGAAATGTCAATGGACACGAACCGTTATGTTGGTGTCAGATCGTCAATGTTTGATGGGATTGTGACGACGTTTGTTGAGTTTATTGTGGATAACGAGGCGGCGCTCTGGTCTGAGATTGATCGAGTCATGGCCGACAAACTTGTCGCCCTGGCTATCACTCCCAGTTTGGAGATTCATGCGCCTTTGAGTTTGCGTCGCCGTATGACGGTGGTCGGTCAGGCGGAGTTGATCAAGTTCACGGGTCTTGCGCAAAAGATGATTTTGGAGGGACGCGTTAAGCATTTGGGGCAACTCACTTTGTCGGAACATATGTCCAGAGCGGTCTTATTGAAAACGGGAATGGGGGTCACGCTCAGCCACAAATCGAGTCCAGGACCTATCGAGTTGGCGAAGTGTGCAGTGTGGGGTATTGCCCTATCCAGCAAATATCAGAACCGCGCTAAACCCATCATGGTGGTCGGGTGAACTATTGTGGGTCTGTGGTGGGCAGGTGTCGGGCTTGCCCATCACACCCTAAAGATCGGATATCCCAGTGGGCATTTTCTCAAGACAAGTGACGAAAGCGGCGATCAGTCCTATTGACGAATCCCACAAGGCCGCAGCTGCTGGATCGTATGGCACCTACCAGTCAAATCAGGGCGCAAACTTCATCGGGCAGTATTTTGCGTATTACGAAGGCGACGCCCGTAACCGTGCCAATTCCATTCCGACGTTAAGTCGAGCGCGTGACCTTCTCGCCTCTGTTATCTCGTCCACCCAGTTGCAGATGTACAACGAGGTCTGGAATGACACAGAAAAAGAAATGGAATGTGTCTATATTGCGCCTCGTTCATGGTTGCGTCAACCCGATCCTACGATCCCGTATGCGACACTTATGGCTTGGACGCTGGACGATCTTCTTTATTACGGCCGTGCATTTTGGTACATAACCAGTCGTACCGCTGACGGTTTCCCTGCATCGTTTACACGACTCCCAGCAGGCTCCGTTAACACTCAAGACCAAGCGGGCCCAGTGTGGTTCGCACCTTCAAAAGAGGTGTATTTCCAAGGCGGAATGTTAGACCCAAACGATCTTGTGCAATTTATTAGTCCCGTTCAAGGAATCATTTACCAGTCGCAAACAGCGATTGAAACTGCGCTTCGTGTTGAACAGTCGCGTTACCGTAACGCCCAATCATCGCTCCCGTCTGGAGTCTTAAAGCAGACAGGCGGAGAACCACTATCGGCTCAAGAACTTGCCGACCTTGCGACCGCTTTTAACTCTGCCCGAGTCAATAACCAGACGGCCGCACTTAACGAGTTTCTGCAGTACGACGAAACTAAAGCGTTGCCGGACAATATGTTGATGATTGAGTCCGCAGACTTCAGCGGAAAAGAAATGTGCAGGCTCGGCAATATCCCCTTTTACCTTGCTGGATTCGACGTAGGCGCCTACCAATATTCCACGTCTGCTGGTGCTCGCGAGGACTTGCTCCTGTTTGGTGCACGTCAATATCTGGACTGTGTGTCGCAAACATTGAGTGGAAACAATGTTTTGCCCCGTGGCACTTATGTCAAGTTTGACATTGACTCCTATTTGGAATCAATGATGAAAGACGAAATGATGACCGAAACTCCCGACATGACAGAAACTATTGAGGAGACGAATTCATGAAACTAACCCTGTCCGCAGGTTTCGCAGTTGATGTTGAAGCCGCAGCTGGTGAAGCACCGACCCGCACAATTTCGGGTGTGGCCGCACCTTATGGAATTTCCGCAACTGTCTCAGATGGGACATCGGTGCAGTTCGCACCAGGCTCACTCCCCGTTGACGGTAAAGCACCGAAACTGTTTATGTACCACGACTCGTCGCAACCCGTCGGGCTAGTTACTTCACGCACCGAAACTCCCGAGGGCATGATGTTCAGCGCCAAGATCGCCGACACTGTCGCAGGGAACGAAGCGTTACAACTCGCCAAAGAAGGCGTCCTAGACAATGTTTCCGTAGGCGTAGATGTTCTCACAAGCACCCGTGCAGAGGACGGGACCATCATCATCACCTCAGCCGTATGGCGTGAGTTGAGCCTTGTCCCCATACCCGCCTTTAGCGGTGCTACGATCACAGATGTGGCCGCTTCAGCGGACATGACTCCCGACGAAATCTCAGTTACAGAACCACAAGTCGAGGAGACAACCATGTCGGAACATATTGAAGCCGCAGCACCTGAAGCCGCACCAATCGCACCCACCATTTTTGCATCAGCAAAGAAGGCTCCGCGCCTTCCTTCGGCTGGCGAGTGGATGGCCGCTTTCCACCAGGGCGGAGAAACTTTCGCAAAGGTAAACGCATCAGTCACCGATTGGAAGGCTGAACATCAGTCAACCTACGAAGCAGCTGCAGGCGATGTCGCCACGACCAACACTCCAGGCTTGCTCCCAGTCCCCGTTTTGGGACCGCTCGTTCAGAACATTAACTTCGTCCGTCCAGTCGTCAACCGTTTAGGCGCTCGCGCTTACCCGGACAACGGTCAGCAAAAAACGTTTTTGCGCCCGACCATCACGACTCATACATCAACGGCCGCTCAATCGGCAGAGTTTGATGCAGTGTCGGCCACCACAATGGTGATTGCCTCGAACACAATTTCTAAGACCACCGTAGCGGGACAGGTGAGTTTGTCCATGCAAGATATTGACTTTACGTCGCCTGCAGCAATGCAGTTAATCATGGATGACCTCATGGGCGAACTCATGCTCAAGACTGACGACATTGCAGCCGACGCACTTCTCACCGCTGCAACCTCATCGGGCGTATGGGACTTGACCGCAGTTGACTTGATGAAGTCCATCTATGACGCCGCAGTTGATGTTTCAAACGGAACCAACTTCTTCCCTGACACCATCTTCGTTAGCCCAGACGTTTGGGGTCAGTTGGGACAGGTCGTTGACTCCAGCAACCGTCCGTTGTTCCCGTATGTCGGCGCAGCTGGTCTTGCCGGTCAGAACGCTCTCGGTGGCGGAAACGCAACCACTTGGGTCGGCTCCAACCCGCTCGGCTTGGAAATCGTGGTTGACTCGAATTTCGCTGCGAAGACCATGGTCATTACCAATAGCCAAAAAGCTTTTGAGTATTACGAATCAGTACGCGGAATCTTGTCGGTTGAACAACCAGCAACGCTCAGTCGCTTGTTCTCGGTCCATGCTTACTGCTCAACGTTTGCAGCAGTGCCCAGCATGATTCGCAAGATCACTCAGGCCTGATCGGAGGTCGCTATGGCAGCGACTTACACACTTCAATACGGCGTCATCGTTCCTGGCTATGTTTGCGTAACAACGCTTACACCAAACGAGATTGTTGTCGGATCGTCAATCACAGTCGCGGGTTGGGCTGTCGCATACAACGGAGTCAAAACCGTTTATGCGATGCCCCAATACCTGCCGATCAATGTTGACACCGAAGGTCTTATCGAATACGACACTTCGTATCCGCTCGCTAATGCGGTCATGTGGGCCGAGTCTGAAACTCCGATGGAGTTGGAAGCGATCACAGGGACGATCACTTTTGACCAAACGTGCACTTGGATCACAGGACCGCAAATTGCTACATATCTCGGCATCACGACAAGCGGTGACGAGACTGCGTTCTTGGCTCAATGCGCTGCAGCTGCTAACGCGTTCTGTTTCCGTAGGCGTCAAGAGTCCTCGTACATTGACTCACTGTCAACTTCACCCGGTGGAGATGTCACCCTCGGTACTTTGATGTATGGCTCCGCCTTGTACCGTCAGCGTGGGTCGGTTGACCAGTTCGCGTCGTTTACTGACATGGCATCAGCGCCCGTTGTAGGGCTCTCAGGCATCGTCAAACAGTTGTTAGGTATCAACAGACCGCAAGTGGCTTGAGATGGCTTACACGGACTTTCTGAATGAGGCGCTAGATGATCTCGTGGGTACTCTCCAAACTATTGCGGGGCTTCGTGTCGTTAATGATCCTCGCAATATCGCTCCACCTTGCGCTTTTGTGGATGCTCCATCCGTCGAGTCGTTCAACTACAACATCGTCAAAATGACTTTCCCCGTGACACTAATCAGCAACGGCCCAGGCAACCTAGACGCACTTCGCCAACTGTTGAATCTGACGTCTGCTTTGGTACTCAAAAATGTTGCGGTCATGTCAGCATCACCAAAAGTCGTTACGGTCGGCGGAGCAGATTACGCTGGATACGAACTCATCATCCCGATACAAGCACAGAACGGATAAAGCAATGGATCGTTACATCATCAGTTCAATTCGAGTCGGCGAGATCGGCACACCTTTTGTCGCGTCACCGTCTGATGACATTGAGTGGTTACTCGCTGGCGGATTCATTCAGCGTTCCGACACCCACCCGTCTAAGGGTGCTAAATTAGCGACGAAGCCCGACGAACCCAAAAGCACGAAAGGCTGATATCCCATCGCTACCTCCACTTACCTCAGCAATCCGGTCATCAGCATCGGCGCCGTTGATATCTCTGATCAGTGCACCGCCGCAACTTTGACGCAAACAATCCAAGAATTGCAGGCAAATGCCTTCGGTTCTACTGCGGTCGCTTATGTCGGCGGTTTGCAAAATAACACTTTGACGCTTGACCTGTACTGGAGCACGGCGACTTCGGAGACTTACAGCACTCTAAAATCTTTAATCGGCACTGTCATCACGACCGTGACAATCAAAGGTTCGTCGGCTGCTGTCAGCGCAACGAACCCCCTAGGTACCTTGACCGGAAGTTACCTACCTTCGCTACCAGTCGTGTATACGCTTGGAGAATTAAGTACTTGTTCCATCACCCTGATGGGCGGAACTTTCGCTTGGTCTGAAGCCTGATCTAACAAACCCCGAACAAAGGACCCGACATGAAGTTAACGATCCGATTCGACATCGGTTACGGCTACGCCACGATCACGACAACCCTTGCCACGCTTGTCGCATGGGAACGCAAATTCAAAATGAAAACCAGCGACCTTGCCGACAATTTTGGTATGGAAGATATGGCTTTCATGGCATGGCACTCAGCCAAAGTCCAAACGGAACACGGCCAGTCCATCCCTGTTGAATTTGATTCGTTTGTCAACAAACTTGTGGACATTGAGATCGTGAACAGTGAAGCGGGAAAAGTTACCCCAACGGAAGTTTCCGACACTCCCTAGCGCAGCTCCTTGTCCTCACGGGGTACTTTCCGAATGATGTAGAGTTTGATGTTGACGACCTCTCGACAGTCGCTGAGATTTTGAAGGAGAGGAACAAATGACGATGCAAGTCCAAGGACTCGAATCCACTTTAAAGGTTCTCCAAAAGATTCAGCCCGAGGTCAAGAAACAGTTCTTTGCTGACGCTAAAAAGATTGTTCGTCCTGCGATTGACGAAGCCAAAAACGCTTACCGCACCGACTATTTGTCTGGTATGTCTCGCGCATGGGCACCAGGCGGACGGCCACTATTCCCTTGGAATCAAGCATCAGCTTCTAAAGGCGTCACGGTTGCGACGTCACTGTCTAAAAAGCAAGACGCTATTTTGACTATCACACAGAAGGACGCTGCAGCCGCCATTTTTGACATGGCAGGCAGAAAGACCTCCAACCCCCTTGGAAACGCTCTAAACGCATTTAACACGCCTTCCCGTGTCATGTGGCGTGCCTATGAGCAACACGCTGGAGCCATTGAAGGCGAAATGGCTCAATCTGTTGATGAAGTCATGAAACGAATCAGCGCGTTACAGAAAGCAGTGTTTCTCTAATGGCTATCAGAATCCCGATTATTACCGACCTTCAAGACAAAGGAATCAAAGACGCTCAAAAAGCGTTTGGAGATTTCAAACTTGCTGTCAATAACGCTGAAGGTGGACTAGGCAAATTTAAGGCTGGGTCTACTGCGATCTTTGATGCAGTCAAAGCAAACGCAGTCACTTTTGGTCTTGCGGCCGGAGCCGCATTGTTTACTTTTGCAAAGGCAGGAGTTGACGCTTTCCAAAAACTTGCTATCGAGTCAGGCAAATTTGCCGACGCAACGGGACTAGCAGTTGATCAAGCGTCGCGTTGGGTTGAAGTCTCTGGTGATATCGGTATTGAGACAGGGACCGTTGAAACTGCTATAGGCAAAATGAACAAAGTCTTAGGCACTTCGCCTGGCTTGTTTAAAGAGTTAGGCGTTGAAGTTGCAACCACCAAGGACGGAACAAAGGACGCCAACGAAACTTTCTTAAATGTCATTGACAGACTTCAAAAAATTAAAGACCCAGCCGAAAAAGCAAGAGTGGCGACGCAGCTTCTCGGCAAGGGCTGGCAGTCAATGGCTGAACTCATTAACCAGGGTTCGTCAACTCTTAGAAACTCATTAGCAGATGTCAGCGAATCAAAGGTTATTGATGCTGAAGAACTAGCAAAAGCAAAAGAATACCGCGACACAATGGACGCCTTGAGAGGCAAGTTTGAGGACATCTCACTTGCTTTAGGTCAAGAACTTGTCCCACTTTTAACGGATGCGGCTTCATGGCTAGAGAAGATTTCTAGTTACGAAATCGGTGAGAACAGCACTCTTGGTTGGATTTTTAAATTAGGCAAATGGAACATTGACCGCACGTTATATCCGTTTAAAAAAATAGGGGAAGCAGTTGAAGCGATAGCGGGTAGTGGCAAAGATGCTGAAGTTTTGCCCGAAACGATGCGATCGGCAGCCGACGAAACAGACAGATTTAACAGGGCCGCACTTAACCAGATCCCGCAGATAACAAACACTTTTGAAAAACTTGCTGGTCAAGTCAAAAAGACTGCCGACGAATATTCCGCTGATACTTGGGAGCGTTTCTACGAGGACCAAAAGCAGATCATTGACGTCATCAACCCCGACAAGATTGACAACTTCCGATTAAAATTAGACGACCTCGCTGGCGTCATGTCTGCCGATACTTGGGAACGCTTCATGACGGACCTAGACGACCCAATCGTCAGGATTCTTCCGGACAGACTTGACAAAGTTCGAGTGGCGACACAACGCGTCTACTACGAACTCAAAAACGCTAGCGATGCATGGGATATTTTGACGGGCAACCTTAATGAGGAAGTGGCGTTAGACGACGCCAAGATTGCACTTGAGGAACTTCAAATTGCAGCCAACAACGCTTTTGGAAGTGGCAGTCAGAAGTTGATTGACGAGTACGACATAAAGGCCGCCGAATTTGCTGATCAACTTTCCAAGATCGCTGGTGAGATGGACAACATCTCATCCAAAGAAATCTTGTTTAAGTTTAAAACTCAAGGTCCAGCAGCTGCACTTGAATACGCACGATACCTTGCTCGAGGTGCCGAGTACGGCGGACTAAGCGAGTTTGACGCATTAACCCTTGCTGGTATTTCAGGCACTCGAGCAAGCGGTGGTCCTGTTATGGGTGGCGGAACTTATCTTGTTGGTGAGCGTGGGCCTGAACTGTTCACACCGTCGTCGTCTGGGAACATCACACCCAACAACGCTTTAGGCAACGTTGGCAACATCACCGTCAATGTCATGTCGGCAGACCCCAACGAGGTGGTCAAGGCATTGCAGGCGTACAACCGCAACGTAGGCCGTTTACCAGTAAGAGTCCAATAATGGCTTACGGTTGGGTGTTTAAATATGGTGCTGGATCAACAGTTTTTACAACTGACGTCTTGTCGTTTAGCGGTGTTGATGGTCGACAAAACTACAACGACAACTACGCAGGTGGTTCGTTCAATATCACCATCAAAAACAACACCAACCAAATAGCCAACTTCCCCCGTGGCACAAAGGTCGTAATCTTTTTCGCTACAGGAAACCCTGCATTTGCAGGCACTGTGTCAAATATTGATTTCAACGACTACCCCGGCAACACAGGTTTATCAACAGCAACTATTACCTGCATTGACGAACTTCGTAGAGCAGGCAAATGGCAACTCAAAACTTTTGCTGGTTACGCAGCTGCCAAAACTATTGAACAAGCCAAACAAACAAACTTTGCGTTCACAGGTTTAAACACGCCTGAAGTTTTAGAACTGGGTACCACGGGCAATTCAAACGCTTCAGGTGTAGCCAGTTATAGCGGCACCATTCTCAACAGGCTTAATTTGTTAAATCAAACAGAAAAAGGTTTGTTGTCGGCTCGTGAAAGCAGTATCTATTTTGCTAGTCGTGGCGACATTGAAAGCACACCCGGCACCGTTTCGTTAACTCGAAGCACGGTCAGTAGTACGACTATTGCTTACGAAGATTTTAAACGAATAGCGGTCGGCGAAAACTTTTATAACCAAGTAACTGTCACCCCTGAAACAGTGGCCGAACAGCAAGCCAACAACACGACCAGCCAAACGGCTTACGGTGTCTCTGGGTACTCAATTACTACGGTTGACGCTTCAACGACTCAAGCTGACGGTTTGGCAAGTTGGCTGGCAAATATGCAGGGCGACCCAACGACCTTGCGTTACGAAGTGACGTTTACTGACGCAGGTAACACCACCACCGCATTTGAAGATTTGTTGATAGGTCTGCGTGTCTTTTTCTATATCATGTTGCCTTTGCAATGGCAGGCCCAAGGGCAGTCGTTGCAGACAGTCAACACGGTTTATGAAGGTATGAGTTATTCGGGTACGCCGTCGGAGACTCGTATTACTTTGTATTTAAGCCCGAGTGAGTACTACCAATATTTCATTCTTAATGACGCTGTAAATGGTATTTTGAACACCAGTCGACTCGGCTGGTAAAGGAGAAACATGGCTATTGACCCAAACACAGACTTTTCGTCGGGTGCAATTCTGACAGCTGCACAGCAGAACCGTTTTCCTCGTGGAATTATGGGTGTAAGTCTTAGAAGCACAAACTTTGCACCAACTTCAACTGCAAGCGACTTTGGTTCAATCACTTTTACTGCCGTAGCCAACCGCTATTACAAATACAGTTTATTTGTGCCAGGCGCAGACGCCGATGCGTCAAGACTTTTAACAGTCAACCTTGTAAACGCTTCAAATGTGAGCGTTAATACCTACACGCAAACTTTAAGAGGACCTGGCGTTTTAGATCTTGTTGCGTTTACTACTGTCAGAACTGAAACCGCTGGTTCATTGACACGAAAGATTCGAATGTCAACTTCAGCAGGTAATGCTTCAATGTGTAGTGCAACCAGTATTGGCGTTTTTGTAGTAGAAGATTTAGGCCCAGCATGATTGTTAACCTTGAACACCCGTTTAATACTTTTGAAAAAATGATGCGAGCAATACGAAACGACTTGCTTGCACAATCTGACTGGTCAC